GAGCATGCAGGAGGCGATCGACGACCTCGACCTGCGCATGGCCGTGCTCAGCACCAGGCTCGACCTGCTGAGCGCCACGATCGCAGTCCTCACCGGCAGGATGGACACCGCGGCGCGTGACAGAGACACCACACACTGACCGCATTGAATGCGACGAGTTGGCGGTATGCGCGCGTGAGTTCCGTGCCACGGCTGAGCGAATGCGCAGGAACTCGTATGTTTCCCGCGTGACAGGGCGGGCGACGCAGTCAGTGCGATACGGCACGCGCGCCTGGGCCTACGACGCGGCGGCACGGTGCTGCCATGAACAGTTGGCAGCCAGCACGGAGGACGCAACCCATGAGTGACACGCTGCCCCCGGCTGACGACGCTGCCATTGCCAAGACGGTGGGGGCTCAGGTGGTGCTGGAGCCGACTGGCACCGCGGCCCAGGGTGCCAAGGGTATTTACCGGCACGAGGCGCACAACCTGACGCATCTCGCTGCGGGGTATCAGGAACTCGGCCTCGATCCGCAGGACCCGAATGGCTCGGATGCAGCGTCAGAGTCCGCACCGCCGGCGACTGAGCCGCCCATCAATGTGGACGTGCCGTATGCGTCGCAGAGCGGCGAGGTTCTGAGTTGCACCATGGGCAATTGGGAGAACGAACCGACTGCGTATGCCTACCAGTGGGCGGTGGATGGCGTGGCCGTGGGCACCGATGCCCCGAGTTACACCGTCACGGCGGCGGACGACGGTGGCACTGCGACATGCATTGTGTCGGCGAGCAATGCCGCAGGCACCACCGCAGCGCCGCCGAGCAACGGCGTGGTGGTGACGGCGCCGGCCTGATGAGCGACGAGCGGCCAATCGCATGGCAGCCGCAGGACGGCCCGCAGTCGGCGTTCGTCAATTGTCCGGTATTCGAGATTTTCTTCGGCGGTGCCCGTGGTGGAGGCAAATCCGACGCGGTGCTGGGCGAGTGGGCGCTGCATGCCGCCGAGTATGGCAAGGACGCCATCGGCCTGATGGTGCGGCGCAGCCGGACGGAACTCGTGGAGCTGTTCGAGCGTGGTCGGGAGATTTACACCAAGATCGGCGCGCACCCGACCTACAACCCAATGCGTGTGGTGTTTCCAAATGGCGCGCGGTTGACGTTCGCGTATCTGGAGCGCGATGCGGATGCAGAAGTCTGGCAAGGCGGAAATTTTTCGCGCGTGTATGTCGAAGAGGCTGGCAACTTTCCGTCACCGACCCCGATCATGAAGTTGATGGCCACTCTACGATCGGGTGCCGGCGTGCCGGTCGGCCTGCGCCTGACGGGCAACCCAGGCGGTCCTGGTCACCAATGGATACGCGCGAGGTACATAGACCCGGCCCCGCAGGGATGGCAGATCATCCGGGATAAGACGACACGCCTCGATCGTATTTTCATTCCGTCGCGCGTGGCCGACAACAAATACCTCGGTGCCGACTATGTGCAGAGGCTCAAGGCGTCTGGATCACCGGAACTCGTGCGGGCATGGTTGGAAGGTGATTGGTCAGTCGTCAGCGGCGCTTTTTTCCCCGAATTTTCCATGGACCGGCACGTCATTGCACCGCGCACGTTGCCGGAGCACTGGGCACGGTTCCGGTCATTCGACTGGGGCAGCGCACGACCGTTCAGTGTCGGCTGGTGGGCGGTGTCGGATGGCACGCTGCCGGATATCCCACGCGGGTGTCTCGTCAGATACCGCGAGTGGTATGGGATGAAATCGGGTGAGCCGAATGTCGGGCTGCGGATGACGGCCGAAGAGGTTGCGCGCGGCATCCGGCTGCGTGAGGAAGACGATCCGACGCCGCTGATTGGCGTGGCCGATCCGGCGATCTTCGCCGAGGATGGCGGTCCCTCGATTGCGCACCGGATGGTGTTGCAGGGCGTGGTGTTCCGGCCGGCGGACAACAAGCGGGTGCCGCAGCGCGGCGCCATGGGCGGCTGGGATCAGGTGCGCTCACGGCTGGTTGGCGATGCTGACGGCGAGCCGATGATCATGTTCTTCTCGACGTGTCGCGATCTGATCCGCACGCTGCCGGCGTTGCAGCACGATCCGGCACGCCAGGAAGACGTCGACAGCGCCATGGAAGATCATGCACCTGACGAGTGTTTCATTGCCTCCACACGGATCACGACGCAGCGGGGGCAGGTCCGCATCGACCGCATCCGGATCGGTGATTTTGCGCTGACGCGAGACGGCTATCAGCCAGTCACCGCTGTATTTACCAACGGCGAGCGGCCGGTAATGGAAGTGCATCTGTCGGACGGATCAACCCTGACAGGCACGGCAAGTCATCCAATATGGGTAGAGGACCGAGGCTTTGTTCCGCTCGGTTCGCTGCGATACGGTGATATGATGCGGCCATGTCCGTCACCGTCATCAGCGCAACTGTCCAGGAGTTCCTTGGCGTCCGTTATTACCAGTGCGGTCGGTACTTTCAGCACTGCGGCAAGCGGTTGCATCGTGTCGTTTGGCAGCACTTTAATGGCCACATCCCGAAGCGTGCTCACATTCATCACAGGGACGGCGACGCTTTCAACAACCAACCTGATAACCTCGTCTGCGTCGCCGCGGATGAGCATCTGTCATTCCACGGCAAGTTACGGGCCGGTCAATCGGCAGATATCATCGCACACACACGGCCATCCGCTGCAGCATGGCACGCTTCAGCAGCCGGTCGGGCATGGCATCGGGAGCACTGGGAGCGCGATTGCAAGGAGGCTCTGTATGCCCGCGAGCCTCGCGCGTGTGATGCTTGTGGGCAGCAGTATGATGCCATCAAACGACCTGCCGACCGATTTTGCTCCGGCGCTTGCAAGTCAAAGTGGCGGCGCGATGCCGGGCTCGATGACGTCGAGCGCAAATGCGAAGGCTGTGGCAGCGCGTTCTTCGCTAACAGGTTCAAGCTCGGCGCCTTCTGTTCGCGCAAGTGCTACCAACGAACCAGCTCCGGCACATACGAGCGGCCAATCTCGACGTATCAGTGCCATCATTGCGGCGCTGCGTTTGAGGCCAAGGACAGCCGCTCAATATGGTGCAGTAACCGTTGTCGGCGAGCCAACGATCGCCGGAAGGCAAAGGGTCTACAACCTCTCAATCGCCCAGGCTGAAGAGTACTTCGCCAACGGCGTCCTAGTTCACAACTGTAGATACGCCTGTATGTCGAGACCCTTCGTGCAGGACATGAAGGAGGAGCCGGTCATCGACAGTTGGTCCCGCGCGTTTCAGCGTGCTGAGCGTGAGAGCGAACCGGAGCGGTGGAGGATTGCATGAGCAAATACGGATTGCCACCGGATGGCATGCCGGGACCGTCGCGGCCCAAGGGGGGCTACGGCCTGGCGCCGGAGGGCAGCAACGCCAGGGGGCGACCTGTGCCGGCGATGGGCAGCCAGAGCAGGGGCACGCCTCGCCCGGAGTTCGGCAGCCAGACGGCATCGCGCACCCAGGGCGGCTATGGGCTGCCCGCGCCCGGCATGGACAAGAAGTGGCCGAAGGTGCCGCAGGATTATCCCAGTGATTGAGCAACCATTGTCCGGCGCTGAGTTCCAGCGCGAGGTCGCCGTCGATCCTGAGAAGTGGGCCAAGCGGCTCTACGACGCCATGGAGATGCAGGGCGAGGCACTGCGCACTGAGGCCGATCGCGTGGCGTTTCTGACGTCGTGGTTCCGCGACTTTGGCGATGCCGTGCTGAAGGCGAAACCGCCGGCAATCGACACCTGATGTCGTTCTTCGATCTACCCATCATCTGGAGAAGGAGACTGCAATATGGCGAAGACCAGCGGAACCAACAGCAGCAAGGGCGGCCTGGTGTCGCAAAATGTGAGCAGCCCCCCGGGCCTGCCGCGGCAGGACTTCCGCGAGCGTCAGTCGATGCCGCGCATGGCGCCGCACCCGTCGTCCCGCGGCCTGGAGGCCAAGGGCTCGATGCGCAACACGGACAGCGGGATGGCCAGCAGGCAGACGCTCAGCAATCGCCGGCCCCCGGACAGCCGCGGGAGTGGGGATCAATCCTGATGGCCAAAAGCACCGCAGGCATCGGGCCGAAGGGGAAGGCGAAGCTCGAGACCGTAATGCACGAGTGGAAGGCCGGCGACCTTCATAGCGGCTCCAAGAAGGGGCCGGTGATCCGGGACCAGCGCCAGGCCGTGGCCGTGGCCCTGAGCCAGGCCCGCAAG